AAAGCTTTGTTGAAAGGATTAAATGGTCGGATGTAAAGATGGATGAAGAACAATTCATTCTTAAAGTATATCCCGCTTCATCTCTACCCAATACCCCAGCAGGAAAGCTTGAAACCGTTATAGATATGATGAAGGCCGGTTTAATTGGCCCAGACATCGCTGGGAACCTATTAGATTTCCCAGACTTGGAAAAGTATAATTCTTTAATGAATTCTGCAATGGACGATATAGAAGCTACGATGGAACATATGTTGGCTAAAGGAGAATATGTAGAACCGCTTCCATATCAGAATTTAGCATTAGGAATTAAATTAGGATCTGAAGCAAATGATTTATTGAATCCTCCGCCTCCAGAGACAGAGATGACGATGCCAGGTGGGGCCGAGGCCCTTGGGCCAACGCTACCTGGCAGAGAAGTTCCATCTCCATTAGCTGGAGTTCCTGGCATAGGCGGCGAAGCTCCAATGGAGGCCCCAATGGAGACCCCAATGGCTCCAGGAGAAGCCGGTCCGACTGGACCTCCACCAGTGCCATCTGAGCTTATGGGAGGAGCAGGAGGTTTGCCAAGATAAAGACATCATCATCTATTAATTCGACGGAATTAATAATGATGTTTGCATAAACAGGAGAAACAAGACTATGAGCAGAAACGAAGAGATAGTTGCGACGGCAGAAATTCAAGACGGACAGAAAATTTATCAAGATGCAGCAAAAGCTAAGGCACTAGAAGAAAAAAACCGAGTAGAATCAGCAATACGAGCCCTTAGCGAAGAAGAAGCAGAACCAAATGTGGAAGAGAAAGAGGCCATAGCCCAAGAGACACAAGAAAAGCCGCAAGAACAAGAAGAAAGCAAGACGTCTCTATATAGTAGGATCGCAGAGCAAGATTATGAGCTGCAGCGATTGAAGAAACAGCTGAAACAAGCGGGAAAGCAAGAGGATACATTTAGCCAGTTTAAACAACAGTTTGATGAAAATCCTTCAGAAGCGCTACAGCAGCTCGGAGTTGGTCCAGACCAAATATTAGATCTTATTGTTAATGGGGATACGGGCCAAACGGAAGAGCGGCATGAAGAACCGCAAGAAAACGCCGAGCTTAAGGCCCTTAAAGAAAAGCTGGCGGCTTTGGAAAACGCTCAAGCGCGAAAAGAGCTAGAGGTTCAAGTTCAAAACGAATATAAAAGAATCGGAGAAGTAGTTTCTAGCGCGCCAGAGAAATGGCCAATCGTGACATCTCTCGCACGAAGCGGAAGTTATGAGCATGTTCTAGAGACAGCAAAGGTTATATTTCAACAGAATGTAGCCGATGGAGTTCCAGAACAAGAGGCGTTGCCACAATACGCTACAGTGCTTGACATGGTGGAAGAATACTATGAGAATAATATCGAGCAGACACTTAAAGGGGCAGCACAAATAGATAAGTTCAAGCACTATTTTAATACAACAAATATGGAAGCATCGCAACCTAAGCAGACAGCGAATGAGCAGAAACCGAAAAAGACAGCTACGGTTACCTCAGCAATGAATGATACCGCAGCATCATCACAGAATCCTAGTGATGAAGAAAGAAAACGAAATGCCATAGCAGCTCTAGAAGCAGCAATGGCAGCACAACAGAAAGAATAATAATTATACAAAAACGCGGTATAGTTATTATTCAGAGAACTAAAAGAGTAGAATTTAACCGAGCAGAAAACACGTTCTCCTAAGCGTTTAAAATAAAACTTTTAGGAGGCTATAATGGCTAATATGTCAAGGACCGCTCTTGATGCGGCTCTAAAAGAGCTGTACAAAGGTCAAAAAATTCAGGAACTTGCTTTTAACAAAAGCGCTCGTCCGTTCCTGTCCATGCTTAAGAAATCGCAAGACATTCAAGGTAAGTACACGCCATACCCCGTAATCGTAGAAGATTCTCAGGGTATCAGCGCTGACTTCTCGACCGCTCAGGGTAACGTTAGCTCGTCTGAGCTTGCTTCGTTTCAGGTATCAACCGTAAAATCTTACTCGGTTGGTGTTATTGACACCGAGGCAGCTCTTGCTGCAAAGAATGACAAGGGTGCGTTTATCAAGAACGTTCAGTACTGTGTTGATAGGGCAATCAACGGTCTCGCTAACGATCTGGAAACCCACCTTTTCCGTGGTGGCACCGGATCTATCGGTACCTGTAATGCCAACGCAACTGGTACAACCCTCCAGCTCGCTACCGTAAAAGACGTAAATAACTTTTCCGCTGGCATGGAGCTGGTGTTCTCCGCTACCGACGGTGGTGCTCTTAGGACCGGATCTGTCACGGTAACCGACATCGATAGGGATGCGGGTTCCATGACGGTTGACGCTCTTACGGCAATCGCTAGCGGTGCCGGTGTTACCGCTGGAGACTACATCTACCGCGAGGGAGATGCTGCAAATGGTAGCACCAATGTTAAGCTTTCTGGTCTAGAGGCTTGGGTTCCGGCCACTGCTCCTGGCGCGACTGCATTCTTCAACGTTGACAGAACTGTTGACGTAGTTCGTCTTGCTGGTGTTCGTTTCGACGGTACTGGCAGCACGTATGAAGAGGCAATCATCAATGCCGCTGCAGACGTTGGTGAACAAGGTTCTGGTCGTCCAGACGTCGCTCTCATGGCTTTCAGCACCTGGCGTCAGCTAGTTAACGAGCTAGGTTCTAAGGTACAGCGAGATGCTGGCGGATTGGCCAAGGCTGGTTTCGACACCATTCAGATGTATGGACCGGGTGGTCCTATCGAGTGCGTCCCCGCAACCAAGTGCCCAACCGGAGTAATCTGGTTGCTAGAGCTTGATTCTTGGGAATTGCTTTCGATGGAAGAGCCTGTGCGCATCATCGATGACGATGGTCTGAGGGTTTCTAGAGTATACAATCAAGACGCTCTAGAAGTAAGAATCGGTAGCTACTCTCAGCTCGCCTGCTTAGCACCGGGCCATAATGCAAGGATTAGCATCAGCTAACATATAGAAAACCCTCCATCATGATAAATCGTGGTGGAGGGTTAAATTTAAATTTATGCCCCCGTAAAAACCTGTGTGCATCCCGTACATAACGGGGAGGGAGGAACTCAATGGTTCGTAAATTAAGGCAGCAATTCCTGTATTCTTTCAGGCCAGGATTGCTAGACATTTGTGGAAATTTTACTGTAGTAGCAGGTGCCGTTGGCACCACAGACATCAAGGGTGTTACCTCTGTAACTCGTACAGGCGCTGGAGCCTATACTGTTCTTTTTGACCAGCCATATCTCGGTCTTGTATCTGCTTCCGCTTTGGTTCTCCATGAGGGAATCGATGCATATCATTCATGGCTAGTTGAAGACCAGACAGAAGGCATTAGCGGTGTAAGTTCTGGAGACGGCTATGTTAAGATGGAAGTTGGTCGTAATAATGCGGCCGCTGATCTTACTGGTACTGTATTTGTCAGCTTTAAGGTAAAAACTTCTACGGCAGACGCATAAGGAGAATAACAAATGAAAAAAGGAGAAAAGCCTTCCATTGGTTTGTTAATCGCCCTTGAAGCGGAGAAAAAGAAAGGCAAAAAGAAAGAGAAAAAGAAAGAAAACATGTATGCCGAGATGGCCAGCGAAATCCTAAAGGCTATAGAGGATGAAGATGCCGAAGGACTTGGTATGCACCTGAAGAACTTCGTCAAAGCTTGTATGCTGAAGAACGAAAAGGAATACGATTAATAAAACAACCGTCCCCATGGATTAATCCTCCGCAAGGGTAGAGGCCCTGAGGAGCGGTGCTATCACGGCCTTCGAGTTAGCATTGATTAAGTCGTGGTGGACGGTTTTTATTAAAAAAATCACTTGAGGTATAATTAATGGCCAGATTGGTTACTCTTTCAACTTTGCGCGATTTGATTAGGGAACGAGGCGAATGGAATTCGGCTTACATCACAGATGCTCAATTAACGAATTTCATCAATGATGCATGTTTCAAGTTCTATTCGCTAATGTCCGAAGTAGATCCGTGGAGATATTTAAAACGTAAAGATATTTCTGTTTCTTCTGGAACCAAGGAATATGACCTTCCAACAGATTTTTATAGGCTAAGCGGCGTGGCCGTGGCAGATACTACGGCAGACGGATATAGCGTATTAGAATCATTTAATTGGGAGGAAAGATATGATGACTTTTTCACATCAGCGAAAGAGTCTACTCGCTATATGGTTCATGGAGTTACGTCTGCAGCCGAATATTCTAGGGAAGGCAACTATGTCATAGAGTTCCAGCCGGAACCGGCATGGACCGGTACGGTCAGAGTTGAATATGTTCCGGTGTTTGAAGATCTTTCAAGCAATTCGGATAGTTTCGATACTATAAATGGCATTGGCGAAGAATGGATTATCTGTGATGTAGCCATTAAATGTTGTGCAAAAGAAGAGACAGACCCTGCCGTTTATGTTTCTCAAAAAGCAGAAGCCGAAAAGCTTTTGGTAGCAACTGGCGTTCATAATATTGTAAAACCAAAAACCTCTCCAATTGCAGAAACTCTAAGAGATTTGCAGTTTGCCGTAAGAAACCGAGGCCCATGGAAAAGAGAAGATCTTTCTGACAATCAGCTTACTGAGTGGATTAATGGGAGCATAGCAGCTCTTAGAGATCTAGTCTGTCAAAGCGACCCTTCCTATTTTGTTCAATATGAAGACATCTCGGTTGCTTCAGGTACAAGAGCATACAACCTTCCATCTGATTTCTATAAATTAATAGGTGTAGATGTAAAAGATTCTGGAGCGACAGACGGCTACGCCACAATGAAGCAATTTAACTGGACAGAAAGATACGATGATACTTATACCGCTACGCAAAGCAACACAAGATATCATATCCGAGGCAGCCAGATTCATTTTCATCCTACCCCAAATTGGTCGGCAATCGTACGCTTAGAATATATCCCAAGATACACTGCTCTCTCGTCCCCAACAGATACCTTTGACCTCTTCAATCACTGGCATGAATGGATTATGCTAGATGTGTGTGTTAAAGCTAGTATTGCTACGGGCCTTGACCCAGCTAACTATTTGACACAACTGCAAAGAGCAGAGCAAAGAATCACTAGTTTTGCAGTGCAAGATATCCATGAGCAGAAAGCTTCTTCCACATCTGGAACTCTTCAAGATCTGCAGCTTGCGGTTAGAAATCGTGGCAACTGGCTGCGTACAGACATAAGAGATAGTCAGCTAACCGATTGGATTAACTCATCTGTCTCGGAGCTTAGAGATATAATCTGTGCTATTGATCCTTCATATTTTGTTGAATACGACGATGTTGCCGTTAGCTCTGGAACCAGAGAATATGCACTGCCGGCAGATTTTTTCAAAGTAGTTGGAGTAGACGCATATGATGCCGCGTTGGCAGATGGTTACTATGCACTAAATCATTTTAACTGGGAAGAACGATATGATGTATTTACCAGCGAAAAAGCAACTACCAGATATCATGTAAGAGGTGATAATTTATATCTGCACCCAACACCAACGTGGTCTGGGGTTGTAAGAGTTGAATATATTCCTGTATATACAAACGTTGTTAACCCAACGGACACGGTATCTCTATATAATAATTGGCAGGAACATGTCGTTCTAAACGCTTGTGTTAAAGCTTGCGCCGCAACGGGCAAAGATCCTCAAGTATATATGGCGCAGATGCAAAAGTGTGAAGAAAGAATAAAAGCTTTTGCGTTACAGAATCTTGTTGATAAAACCACTCCAAGTACCGAAGGTACATTAAGAAACTTACAATTAGCAATTAGAGCAAGGGGCGGTTGGACAAAAGAGCAAATAAATGATAGTCAGCTAACGGGCTGGATTAATAGCAGCATCTCAGCATTAAGAGATACTATTTGCGAAGTAGATAATTCATATTTCCTTACATATGAGGATGTGGCAGTTAGTTCTGGCACCAGAGAATACGATTTGCCAAGCGATTTCTTTAAAGTAGTTGGAGTAGACGCATATGATTCTTCATTAGCAGACGAATATAGCACCATGAATCATTTCAACTGGACAGAACGCTATGATAGCTCATATGTTGGCACAAAAGCTAATACAAGGTATCATATCAGAGGAAACACTCTACATTTACACCCAACTCCTACCTGGAGCGGCACAGTTCGCCTAGAATATCTACCAGTTTATACAAACCTTGTTGATCCTTCTGATTCCGTATCTCTATATAACAACTGGCAAGAGTATGTGATACTTGATTGCGCCATGAAGTGTGCAGGGGCCGTTGGTACAGATCCTCAGCTCTATATGGCTCAGCTACAGAAGGCAGAGCAAAGAATAACCAGCTTTGCCAAGAGAAATCTGGCGGAGCAAACAAAGCCGTCTACATCTGAGACGCTTCAAAACCTACAATTAGCAGTCAGAGGACGTGGTGGTTGGAGCAAAGACGATTTTGACGACTCACAGCTAACAGAATGGCTTAACTCTTCAATAGCGGCTTTCTACGATCTTGTAACCAGACATGAGGATAGTTATTTCCTTAACAATGGTGACATATCTGTAGTTTCTGGGACAAAGGGTTATGATCTTCCTAGCGATTTCTACAAACTGAAGCAAGTGGCGGTTGAAGATCCATCAAACCAAGACGGATATGCGGTATTGGATAGGTTTGATTTTGATGAAAGATATGATTATGCTTGTTCTTCTCAGCATAAGTGGACCACGAGATATTTGATTGTTGGGCAGCAAATAGAGTTTCATCCAACGCCTACGTGGAGCGGTACGGTTCGTTTAACGTATATTCCTCTGCCAACGGCATTAGATGACCCAGCAGATACATTTAGATTTATAAATCATTGGCAGGAACATGTTATTCTTTCTACGGCAATTAAAGCCTGTGCCGTTAAACGAGAAGATCCTTCAACATTTATAGCACAGCTAAGAGAGGTGGAACAAAGAATCATACGTTCGGCAGAGCAAGATGTAGGAAAACCAAAAACCGTTGTGGATATGTACAGAGCATCCAAATATCACTGGTGGTAATAAACAATGGCTGATCGCAAAGTTCGGATCAAGAAGGTTATATCTGACAACGAAGAGATAATAGATTTCAACGATGGCGTAAGACAAGCCGTAGATTTTTTGTCTAATAAGATAGACAAGCCGTTTGGTTATGCCGTGGTTGATGTAACAAACAATATATCAGCACTATTAGGAAATACATATGTTTGTAGGCCGGGGGATGCCAATACTGTTGTCATCACTCTTGAAAAAGCAAATATAGGAAAGGTGGGGCAAAACATATTAGTTCAGAACGATGATGCATATGGTTCTGGATCATTTGTCAAAGTTGTCCCGGCAGATGATAGTAAAACCATTAATTACGATGGTTATTTGACCCTGGCAGAAGGAGAGTCGTCGTGGTTTATATTAAAAGAAGATGGAAACTGGATTGCCGCGAAGTTTTCAAAGTTTTTGCCGGCGCTTGTTAAGGTATCATCTGATGACACGACAGAAGATTTTCTTGTTAATAAGATTGTTGCTGGAGACAATATAAATGTTAGTGTGAAATATCCATCTCGTGCTGAGGAGTTAGAAATATCACTTGGCGCTCATGCATATACTCATGTAAGTGGCGGTGCTGACAGTTTTAAGCTAGATGACGTTGGGGAGCCAGACGACAATACAGATTTAGATTCTTCAACATTAAGACACGGCTTGTTACCAAAATTAAGCAATGATGGGTACGAATATTTAGACGGTCTGGGAGATTGGTCATCTCCGGTGTGGCAAAGCACAACTGGGTGGGCTTTTATAAAAGCTGGAGAAAACACATTTATTGAGACAGAGCTTGAAGATCCTGTTGCGTTTAGGCTAGACGAATCAAATTCTTATTATGAAGTTCCGCCGTGGGATTATTATTCTGACGGATATTACATGGACTCAGACGGCTATACAATAACAGCAAAGACTTATGGAACATATTACACAATACTAAGCACGCACATCACGATAAGTGCGATAGGTGCTAGTTGTTCAGAGCTTGGACATATTATAATATATAAAAATGGCACACGAATTCCTGAAACAAAATATAAAATACCGTGTCTATATCCAGGCAAACACCGCATTGTTATTCGTCATTATGAAGAGTGCGACCCTGGAGATTATTTTGAAGCATATGGATATTGGCCTTATTGCGGCAACTGTTGGTCAAGAGCGATGGCATTTGATTACATCTGTTTTGCAGCACATCGTATCGGCCCAAAGGAAAATTAATGTCACGTAAAATTAGAACAAAAAAAGTCATATCAGATAGAGAGGAGCTTGTCGATCTTAGTGATGGTATCTCCAAGTCTATCGACTTAATATCTAAATATGCAGACATTCCGTTTGGTTTGCCTACGACCAATATCTCAGAAAACACAATGGCCAAAACCGGCGGCGTCTATACGTGTTTGCCAGGCCCAGACGAAGAAATTATATTAACGTTACAGCGTATAACTCCAGAAGATCAGGGCAGAGTTGTTATCATCAGAAATGATGATGCATATGGTGCAGGATCTCTTGTATCTGTTGTTCCCTCAGACACAAACGCAACAATAAGTGGAGAGGGTATAGTAAGGCTTGAGCCGCAAAGCTGTTCGCTGTTTATGGCAAGACCAGATAGAAATTGGATCGCATTTCCATTTGTTATTCAATCTGAAAGCGGAAATCCCGTTGTAAAGGTGTCATCTGACGATACCACGGCTGATTATTTACAAGAAAAAACTGCGGCAGGTACTGGCATCTTTTTAAATGTTTTAAATTCTGGTGGAGATGAAGAAATAGAAATTAATCTTGATGCACACGCATCAACGCACCAAGAAGGCGGATCAGATGAAATAAAGCTAGATGATCTGGCTGAGCCCGACGATAATACAGATTTGAACGCCTCTACGTCTAAACATGGTTTATTGCCAAGATTAAGCGGAGAGGCCGACAGGTTCTTAGATGGTTATGGTAACTGGTCTGAACTTTTTGTATCTTCAGAAATAGACATACAAGATGGATACGCTGCATGGGGAAGAGTTGAGTTTAACAGAAATCAGACTCCCAAATCTGGAACGTTTGCTGCTGTAGACACGTGGGAACAGATAAACAACAGCCTAGTAAGCGCTACGTGGGACGGCTATAGTGACGGCGCAGGCAACGTGTCTGTTGACGCAAATGATTTTTCTATTACTGTAAATGTTGCCGGCACATATAAAATGGATTTTAATGTAGACGTACAAATGTATGGTGGAGCCTCAGATAGAGTTGGGATATATAAAAACGGCACGCTATTAACTGAAACCCTTAGATATAGGTTTCTATCAAACCCAACGGCTCTTTTGCCAGAGGTATTCTTTTTTGATTGTGAGTCCGGCGATTATTTTGAGGTTTGGGGCAAAACCGCAGATTCAAGCAAATATATAGAAATATATAATTTAAATATGAGTATGCATCATATTAAAGCGGAGGATCCAGTAGTGGCAAGTGACTATAAAACATATGTTTCAGACGACGATACTTCTAGGGGTTTCCTGGAACAAAAAATCGTTGCTGGAGACAGCATTATTGTAACCGTTCTAAACCCTGGCGGCGACGAGCAGTTAGAGATTAATTTACAATCTCATAAAACATCTCATCAAAACGGTGGCTCAGACGAGATAAATGTTTCTGGTCTGAGTGGTCTGTTGGCAGATGCTCAAACCCCACTGTCTCATGCCGTTACTCACCAAGACGGCTATGCTGACGAGATAGATGTCACAGGATTGAGTGGGTTACTTGCAGATAGCCAAACTCCTCTGGCACACGCCTCAACACATCAAGATGGCGGTTCAGACGAGATTAGTGTTTCTGGGCTGAGCGGCCTGCTTGCAGACGCCCAAACGCCATTGTCACACGCTTCCACTCATGAAAATGGTGGAGCAGATGAAATAGATGTAACAGGATTAAGCGGGCTACTTGCAGATAGCCAAACTCCTCTGGCACATAACACATCTCATCAATCTGGAGGATCGGATGCCATCAAGTTAGATGATTTAGCAACTCCAGATGATAATACAGATTTGGATGCAACATCGTCGCGCCACGGACTTCTACCAAAACTAAATAATGATGGGTATTATTATCTAGATGGCACAGGAAATTGGACAATTCCTGGAGTTCCTCTTTCTGCAGCTGCTAATGGTGTTGTAAGATGGAACACCTCTGTTGATTTTACGCTTACTACAGAAGGGGTTTGGTATCCTATAACTTATGGATGTTATCCATCTAATTTATACAACATGGATATTGATTCCGCGAGCACATATGTACATTTTGAAGAAGACGGAGATTATATAGTAAATTGGCAATTTGTTAGCGACACCATTCCCAGTGCTGGTTATTATTTGGTTAGTTTCCAGGTAAACGGCTCAACAGTATATTATCCAAACGCAAGAATCACTAACGATCTATTCAAGGGAACATCTTCAGGAGGCCCAATTTATTTAAACAACATAACCTCAGGTGATGATGGATATTTGGTTGTACAGCGTGCTGGTGGAGCAGGCGCAACATTTAATGTTGGATATCTTGGTATGGTTATTACCAAATACAAAGATTAAAAGGAGAGGTATAATATATGCCTATTAACAAATCTCTAGTTCCGGCATCTTTGGCAAGCGGCTTAGATACAGATACAGATCCAAAACTTGGCCCGAAGGGCCTTACAAGAGTTGAGGACGGTGTATATAAACATGCTGGCGTTATATCTAAAAGATTTGGAACTACAGAGATAGGTGCTCATAGCGAAGAGTGGCTAACTCAATATGATGATATTGCCATTGCATATGGAAACACCGGCCAAGTAAAAGTATACGATGGCAGCGATTTCGATGTTATTGATTATATCGGAAATGCTACGGTGCAAATCGAGCAAATATATTCAAGGTCAGACACCGTGGTCAGCGGAGTTGAGGTTGCTCTTCAAGGCAGCATTTTTCTGTCAGTTTGGAACAGCAATGCTTCTGGTTCTGGCGCATATGCAAAAACTTGGGATTCTAATACAGATAGAGAGCTAGATTATACTGATCTTGATGGATATTCTAATTCTCCACCAAGATGTATCGCGACGACCAGCGGATTATATATCATTCATGTTGATAGCACAACTGGTGGCGGAGATTTGGTATATAGAGAGGTTAACACCTCTACGGGAGCGATTGGAAGCGCCGTAAAGCTTAAAACTTTAAATGGTTCAATTAAGGGTGTCCCAGCCGCATATCTTGCAGATATAGATATATGTCATCTTGGTGGTACGGCACAAACGATTGCAATTGCATGTATTGACCAAACAGGATATCCACAATTAATATGTTTTAAAACAACCACAACAAAAAGTGCGTGGGTAGACGAGCCATTTACAACTGTAGACGCTCATGCAGTGGCCATTTACCAACAGACCACAGATACTGGCATCATGATGGCATATGCTGAAGAATCTGGTCCATTGCATAGAATATATGCTCTTGGTTTTGACGAAGAGGCAAATGTCGTCATTACTCAAGATACTGTATATAGCACTTCTGATACTGATATGGTTGTTGTAAATATGGCCGGCTGCGCAATCGATTCTGTTCTAAGTAAACAGTTCTGGACGCTTGAAGATCAGGGCGTCGGCTCGCCAGCATGGGATAGAGAAGTATATCAAAATACTTTTGAAGATTCTGGTGGTACAGGAGACGCAGGGACCGCCTCTAGTTTGCTTATGGGAGCCCAATTAGCCTCAAAGCCTTGGTATGACAGCCCAAATATGCATATGTTGCTCATTCCGCATAACGGACATACTGGCGTAGATGTGTCATCTCAGTGGACATACGTGATATTTGAAGACAGCGACATGATGTATGGGAAATTCCTCATTAACAGGGCCTATTATACAAATTTCCCTACAAATGTACAGACAATACAAGAATGGTTCTTGTTAGGCGCATTGCAGGCGGAAGCCATATATGATAATCAACCAGAATATGTTGGACAGGCTAGGATATGGATTTCTATGATTGCTGGGAATGCAAAAACTTGTGAAACCGAAGACGTTTTGATTATTCCTGGCTCTATGCCGTTTGAGTTTGATGGCCAAGAAACATATGAACAACCATTTATTTGTTACCCGCACAAAGTTTCGCCAGTATTAAATGGTTCTGGAAATCTTGATGTAGATAAAACATATTCTTATAAAGCAGTATATGAGTTTACAGACAGGAAAGGAAACAGGTATCAGTCTGCTCCTTCTCCTGCAGCAACCATAGAGACATCTACTGGTAACACGCAGACAATTGTAACCGTGCCAACGCTTACATTTACAAAGCGTGCCGACATAACGGTTGTTCTGTATAGAACGGCAGGAAACGGAGTAATCTATTATAGGTGTGCAACTGGCAACAGCGACAGAAGCGAGAGGTCTGTTGGTATCGCAGATAATCTTGCAGACGACGACTTGACATCTCAAGAGACGCTATATACTACCGGAGGCATTCTAGACAATATTCAGCCGCCTCCATTTTCTGTGCAGTGTCTGTATCAGAACAGACATTTTGTTGTAGACGCAGATAGGCCAGAAGTTTTAATCAGATATTCAAAACCAATCGATAAGGGTTTTGGAATCGAGCATAGCGATTATTTAACTGTAGAGTGTAACGCTGAAGGCGGCCCCATAACGGCGCTAACCGAATTCCAAGATAGACTGTTAATATTTAAAGAGAATAGAATCTATATGACTTATGGGGCCGGGTATGATAATCTTGGCACTGGCAACAACTACTATGACCCGAGCCTATTATCAAACACTGTGGGCTGTAACAATCAAAAGGCCATATTACAAACTCCTCAAGGAATTGTATTTCCTGCCTCAGATGATAATTTCTATCTGATTAATAGGCAGTTACAAATAGCGCCTTTTGGAGACCCTGTGCAGCATTGGCATGATCACTCGACTGTTACGGCTGGTGCTGTAATGCATGAGCAGAATGAAGTAATTTGGATGAATAGCGATGCAGATGGCTATGCTCTTGTGTTTAACTGGCACTTTGGAATGTGGAGCACTTGGAGTCAATATCAAGGAACGGATATTATATTCTACGATGATACAGACGTTCTAATGTTCAAGAAAAACGACGGTAGCATTTGGAAACAAAATACTGCTAGTTATGTTGACAATCCAGATGATGGTTATGCTCCAGAGCTTAAAATAGAGACCGGCTGGTATTCTTTCTCTGGAATAGCTGGTTTTACAAGACTTAAAAGAATAATGATCGTTGCCCAAAACATTAGCGATCATGAACTCGTAGTAAAAATAGGATACAATTTCGATCCTGTGTGGACAGATACTTATACATATGATGCAACAACTTTGAAAGAGTTTGACGCTTCGGAATATTATACAGAAGGGTTAGATGCATCGTATGAAAATCAAGCATATGTTTTAGAAGTTCCAACATCTAAACAAAAGATCACCAGTGTTAGAGTGCATGTGAGTGAATCTACAAGAACAAGCACTGGCGCATCTTTTGAAATAGCAGGAATAGCATTCGAAGTTGGGACGAAAGTCGGGCCTTACCGTCTTGGCGATGATAAAAAAACCGAATAATGCGAACAAAACTGTGTAGAAAATGCAGAAAAGAAAAAGACATATCAGAGTTTGGGAAGCGCAAAGACAGTGCGTGTAGAACAAGGGCTCACTGCAAAGAGTGTAAAAACAGATATAACAGAAAGTACAGGGCTAAAAACAAAGAAAAAGTTAAGGCCGCAAGAGCCAAAAGGGCCGAAAAAAATAAACACTATCAGAAAGAATATTATAAAAGTCCTGTTGGAAAATATAAATCATATAAAAGTAATGCCAAAAAAAGAAACATAAGTTTCGTGCTTTCGTTCGATGAATTTATGACTTTTTGGAAGCAGCCATGTTACTATTGTGGCGCACACATAGATTATGTCGGCATAGATAGGCTTAATAATAACGTTGGGTACTCGTTGGAAAATTGTGTGCCATGTTGTGCCACACACAACTATATGAAAATGGAATTGGACGAAAAACAATTTTACGAAGAAATGCTTAAAGTTTTAACACATAAAGGAATCGTTAATAGTTAACGGAGGTTTAATGATATGGCAGTAGGAGCAGTAGGAGCTGGCGACGTTCTTTTAAGCTCACCAGAAGCACAAGAAGCGGTTGGGGTTGACCTTGGCCCCGGCAAAGAAGGTCCGTGGGTACCAGAAGGCTATGCGTGGATGTCTCCGATAATCGGACAAGAAAAATTTTCTGAGATCTGGGGGGTGCCCAGCATATATGAAGAGCGAGCGAAAGTGGAAACGCCAACAGAACAGCCGATCCAGTGGGCCAGGGGGCTTGGTGCTCAGGCCAGAGGAGAACAATACGGCGCTTTAGAAATGCTTCGTCGCAGAGCAGCCGGCGAAGAATCTGTGGCTCGTATGGCTGGCGAAAGAGAAAGAGAAGCGTCTCAAAGAGCTATAGTGTCTGCCATGCGCAGCGGCCGAAGAACTCCGGCGTCTGCAAGGGCCGCGCTAATGCAAACTTCTGAGGTTAGTCAAGAGATCTCTGGTAAAATTGCAGAAGCAGAGATGCAAGAAAGATTGGCTGCAGAAAAGGCGTATTACGCTGCTGCTACTGGTATGAGGCAACAGGACATTGCTCAACAGCAGGCGGAACAAGATTGGTGGAGACTAAAGGCCGATTGGGAAAGAATAAAAAAAGATATTCACGCTAAATATATGTCTCTGGGTCTCCAAGACAAGGAAGCAGAGCGAAAAGCAAGAGTAGATTTACAAACACTCATAGCGCAAATTCATAATAAACATTTACAGCACAAGTCTGAGATGAGCGCGCAACAAAATGCTGCAATTGCTTCAACAGTTTCTACTGGCCTGGCAGTTGCTGGCGCCACGGCTGCGCTAATGTTTTCAGATAGCAGGGTTAAAACAAATATCTCTCCGATGATAGCGCCGCTATCAATGTCTCCAACGCCAGCCCAGGCCGGGCAGCAAATGCCAATGCTTGCCCCTGTTACTAGCACTTCGCAGCCATCGCTGGCTGCAATGAGAGAGCCAACAGGAATTGTTCCTCCGACTGCTGCGCCCATTGTTGCTGAAAAATATAGGCCGCAAGCAATGACAAAAGAAGAAGAGGTAGAAAACATGCTCGATCAAATTCAGGCATATAATTTTGAATATATGCCTGGCTTTGGCCCCCCTGGGCCACAAGTTGGCGTGATGGCTCAAGATTTAGAGAAAAGTCGCTTGGGGTCTCAAATGGTGGTGCCGTCAGGAATGGGAGATTTAAAAGCTGTAGATTATTCTCCAGAAAGATTTAATCCTGTTGTAATGGCGTCTTTGGCAAATATGAATGATAGGTTAAGAAGTGTTGAGGCGGATACTGGGCCGCGCCCTGATGTGAATATTCAAGAGCCTGGTTCATTAAGAAGCGCGATGCTTGCGGGTGGCACAACTTTAGAAAGACCAGCGCCTGTTGCTCCACAACAGGGAGTCTTGGGTGGTGGCACACCGATGGAAGAGAGACCAGACCTTAGCACTATGGTCGAAATGCTTTCACAAATGGGAGGTAGAGCATAATGGTTAGATTTTTTGGTCCAGCAGGACAAGGCGTAATGGAATGGCTTGGTGCTGGCGAAAAAGGAACGCCAGAGGAGAGGCTAGAAGAGCTGAGAGCTAGAAAAGCAGCGCTGCAGGGCGTACCAATGGCAACTCCAGTAGGAGTTGGGGAGAGGATAGGAGCAGAAACCTGGGCGCATGTGGCCGGGATAGACAGAGAGATAGCGCAGCTAGAAGCCCAGATAGAGGGAAGAGAAATGGCCGGCACGGCAGTTCCGTCTGGATTAAGAGCACAACTTGCAGCTCCGCCTCCTCCGCAGCAACAAGGGCCGGCAGCCTTATACCCCATTCCTGTGCCATCTTCCACAACGCGTACGGCCACGTCATACACTCCTGGTTCACCACATGCTTTGCAATGGGGAGCAGAACAAGCTGCAATAGCTGAAAAACGTAAACGAGCGTTGGTTGGCGAACCAGTAACTCCAAGAGAAGAAAGTATTGGAGACGCTCTTCTTGAAGCCCTTGGGCCAACAGGAGTTCCTAGAGCAGTAAGGGCATCCCTTGGAAAAGAAACAGAAGAGGAAAAGGCAGACGCATTAGAGCGTAGAGCAAACGTGTTAGAGGGTCAAGCTGGCGATGCGTTTTGGTCTGGTAAAGAAGAAAAGCTTAGGGAAAAAGTATCAGATTTAAGGCAGAAGGCCAAAAATATTCGCAGAGAACAAGAGCTTAAAAGTCTGCACGAAAAGGGCACTATGGGCCAACAGCTCGCTGCCGTTAAGAAAAAAGAGTGGAAATATGAAGATGAAATTGCTCTTCTTGGAAAAGAAGTTGCTGAACTGACTGCCGCGTCTAAGGGAGAAAAAGAAAGGCTTGCATCTTATAGCAAACAGCTTGGAGATATTGATAAAAAGATTGCTGAAGCCAAAATTGATCCAAGAAGATATATCAAAAATATGCCAACATTTGCAAAAGTGCTGTTTATCGTTAGTTCTGCACTTGGCGGCGGAGCGGAAGGGCTTTCGATGGGCAGAATTAAAAACAGATCGTTTGACTTGCTTAATGGAGCTATAGATAGAGACATGGCTGCACAAAAAGCCAATCTTGAAAAATTAATGGCACAAAGAAACTATACAGCATCTGAAAGAACTTTTGTATATAGTAAATGGCGAGATCTTGAGAGAGATAAAAGGGTAGCAGCTCTTAGAGCTTCTCAAATGGGTTTGGCCAAAGTTGGTTTAGCATCAGAAGTAGCTGAAATAAAAAGCGAAACAGCAAAGCAGATATTAAAATTAGATGCAGGTATTTCCAACATAATGTTCGAGGCAAAAGAGAAAGCAAGGCCAAAAGTTTCCTCAGTAACTGCGGTTACCAAGGGCATACAGTGGATTAAGCCAATTGTTGCCAAGAAAGATAAAGAAGCGGCCGGCAAAAAGCCACCCCCAAACGAAGCTCTGAAAGATTGGAGAGAAAAGATTGCTGCAATGACTGGCCTTCAAACCACGAAGAGAGAAATAGAAAAGTTAAAGGATTATGGTCAAGCAGAAAGGTTTTGGCCAAACACAGAGGCCAAAAGAGTGAAAGATCTATATCTTCGCCCTCTTGCTGTGTCTTTGAGAAAGGCAAGGGGAGAAACTGGCGTAATGACGGAACAAGATTTTCAAAGATATAAAAATATTGTTGATCCGTGGTTTGTTTCGAAAGCGGAGCTTCTAAGAAGAATAGCAAAGCTTGAAATAGATTCGTATAAGGGTGCGGCCTCTACTATTAGAAGTTATAGAGATTACAGCAACACAGAGCCGTGGAGAAAACAGCTTCTTGAGATGTTGCCACCGGGCCCTGTAGGAAAGAAATATAAGAAACAAAAATAATGGGATGGAACAAATATGCCACCTAATGAAACAATGAACCCGGCTGAAGAAGAGATTCTTGCTCCCGTTCAGCCGCAGCTTGGACCAACAAGAGAAGCGGCAGGAATGTTCGATGTATATGTTGATCCTAAAGAAGGCGCTTCTTTCTATAACCCCACAACCAAAGAATTTGTTTGGGTTCCAGAAGAAGAGATAGGTGAAGCCGCAGGAGAAGGATATATACCAGAGAGCAAAGAGGAATATGTAAAAAGAATGGGCGAAACGCTGGGAGAGCCAAGCCCTGTCGTTGCGTTTGGTATGGGTGTTGGCAGGGGAATCGCTCCTGGTTTGGCTGAAATGGCATATAAAGAAATAGCTCCATCTCCTGAGCTTTATAGAAAAGCTGCAGCAAGAGCCGAAGAGGAACAGTTTGTTCCCGGGCTTGCTGGAGAAATTACTGGCACTGTCCCCTGGTTTCTTGTAGGAGGAGTTCCTGGTGCTATTGGCAAGGGTGCGACCGCTGCCGCAGCAAAGGTGGCTAGTAAAAGAGCTGCCACTGCCGCTGCCGAAACCATAGCACAAAGACACTTTAGCAGAAT